ATGTAAAGTAATAGATAATCTTTCTGGAGCTATAAGAACATTTGGCAAAAGAGAAGGTCTGGCTGGATTAAAATCACAAATATTAATTGACCAAAGAAAGCAATATATTAATAATATAGATATGAAGGATCTTCCTTGTACAAATTGTAAACATGCAAGGAGTATAAAGGATAAATGTCATATGTATGATTATATGCTTAGGATGGTATTTGGCAAGGGCAAACTTACACCTGAAGATGAAGGAATATTAGGATTAGTATATGAATTAGCAGAACAACAAATATTTCTTGTAAGATATAGATCAGACTGGTTACATCCAGAGTTTATAGAGGAAACTATAAAGAGTAATTATGCTTATGTAAAACATATTATAAGAGATTCATATATTTTGTATGAATTTAATATGATATTACGTCATGCAGTTGAAGTCTATGAAGTAAATGTTGGTGGTACTACAAATATGTATGCTGAATTATTTGAACAATTTTATAGTCAACGTGATTCTTTTAGAATGCGTCATCTATATCAATTTGTGTTAAAGAATAAAAATAATGATAAAGTATTGATTACTAGAAACTTTGTCTCACAATATCTTAGTGCTAATAGTTCGGCAAGACTCATAGAAAGCATAAGTGATACTAATATTGATGAAGTAATAAGTGATACTTTAGATTCAGTATCTACAGAAACTAGAATAACACAAAATCCATCTGAGAATATTACTGATGATCCGGATAATCTTTCAGATTCAGAGAGAACACTTAGATGGGCTACTAGTTTTGGTGGTGGTGCTCATAATCTATAAGATTGGCTTAGTCTTGTGCCAAGATGAACAAGACAAAGGGGAGATCTTTAAATGATGCAGAGACATCATAAGAGGCTCTCGTCGGATACTTGAGGGGGCTTGATTGTCCCCTCAAACAACTAAAAAAACAAGGAGACCAATGGTATATACATCACAAGTTAATTGGAATAAAATACTTGGTTATGCTGAAGAGACTTATGATAGCTTAAAAGCAGAAGTCGGTGGTATGGCTGTAGTAGTAGAAGATAAAGAATCGGACTGGGAAATAATAAATCCAGTAATACTTAAACAAGAAGTTTCTAGTGGTAACTGTGTATTAGATAAAGATGCACTAGCTGAATACTATACTCGCACTGCTAAAAAGATGGGAAAGAAAGACTTTAGGTTTTGCTGGTGGCATTCACATCACACAATGGCAGCATTCTGGTCAAGTACAGATTTAAAAGCAATAGATGAGTACAATGATGGTGACTTTTCATTTGCTTTGGTGGTCAACTTAAAAGGAGAGTACAAACTAAGAGTATCAGTTTGGAAACCTGTAGAAGTACATGAAGATGTAGAGCTTACAATATTAGGTCTTAGTAAAGTCACTAAAGCTATTAAGAAAGATGTAGAGAAGTATTGTGATAAAGAGTTGTCAACATGGAAGAAGCCTGGATATAATCATCATAGTGGTTATTCTTATACTACTGGATATAAATCTGCAGATCAGACTAATATTCCATTCAATCGAGGTAGATCTATTGTACCATATCAAAATGGTAGCTATAAATCTAAGATGGTTTATGGTGATATATGTGAAGAAGTAGATGATATCATTTCTGAGACAGTTACTGGTACTATCCAACATAAAGAATATGCTATCTTAATAGATGAACTTAATAAAAAGTTGAAAGATGAAGAATCATTGTATAAAGTTGAGACTTTACCTGAAAATAAAGTAAATGATCTTCTGACAATGTTACCTTTTGAGTTTATTTCTTATCGTAGCACTGGTCATAAGGTATATACTGAAGATCCTAATACTAATATGTATCATGGATTCGGATACTGATGAGTATAAGTGCGAGATATGAAGGTTTGTTTGATAATACTGACAGATATACTTTCCACATACTCGGTTGCGGGGCCATAGGGAGTTCCGCAGCCACTCAACTTGTAAGGATGGGTGCAATGTATTTCCAACTTTATGACAGAGATTTGGTAGAGGATGTTAATATAGGAGTATCACAGTATAATCAAGCAGATGTAGGTAAAAACAAAGTAGATGCATTGAAAGATCATTTACTTGAAATTGATCCAGGAGCTGATATTGATGCACATCATGGTGATTTTGATGTATTCCATTTTCAGAATTACAATGATATAGTAATACTCGGATTTGACTCAATGAGTGCAAGAATGAATGCAATGGTCACTATATGTAAGAATCCAACTACTCGACCAAAATGTGTCATAGATGGAAGGATGGGAGCTGAGCACTATCAACAGTATATATTAGTTAAGCCAACACTTTCTAAGTATACTAAGATATGGTATTCAGATTCTCAGGGAGAGGAAGAGCCCTGCAATGCAAAGGCTACTAGTTATTGCTCAAATATGAGTGGTAGCTTTATAGCTAATGCTGTAAGGAAGTTTATCACTGATTCACCGTTTAATGGTAACTTCAGCTTCCACTTTCCATCTATGTTATTGGAAAAATAATGCAACCGGTGTCAAGAAAAGACTTGACCGGTAGGGGTACTTGCTCGTATATTTATGGGTAAGTATCCCCAATAATTAACAACTCAAAGGAGAGAATAGATGAAAACCCTAATGTTCGATCTAGAACATGGCTCTCAATCAATAGGCTCAAAAGACCATATACATGAACTCTTTGGTTTTCCTGTATTACAACCAGGTACTTGGGATCAATTCCAAGCTATCATGGGTAGGTTGTATAAGACAGAAACAACTAAAGAAAAGGTATTGGTTGGTAACCTTGAGATAGAAGAGGACACAACAAAGATAGTTCCCAAGAATGGTACTGCAATAGATGCTTTGGTACTTGATACATTCTCAGAATTATCTAAAAAGTACGTAAGACAACTATCTGATAAAGATGGTAAGCTTAAACTACAAGCTTGGGGTCAGTTAAAGAATAAACTTGACTCAGCTCTTGACTTTTTAAGTAGAATACCAGGAGTAGTAGTATGTACTTGTCATTCTAGGATACAAGTTATGGATGATGGTAACAAAGTAATGCCTTATATTGATGGTAGCACTAAAGAAGATATCTCTAAATGGTTTGACTTTGTATTCTATACCAAAACTATCATAGATGGTAAGAATAGAAAATACATGTGGATTACAGCAAGAGATGAAAAATATGATCATGCTAAAGATCGTACTAGTCTTTTACCGGAACTCATGGAACAAGATTATCAGCAAGTAATAGATGCTGCTAATAAGAAGGGTTTTAGTGGTGTTAAGATACTCATTATAGGGTCTCCTGGCAGTGGTAAAACCTTTAGTCTTAGAACTTTAGCTAAAGGAGAAAAGAAAGAATGAGAACCTTAACAGTAAGAAAAGGTGGTACCAATTTTTCACTTGGATGGCATAGACTTAATATATCCGATGCAAAATATGGTACTTACAATGACATGAAATTCTTGGATATATGGTTTGATGGTTATCCAGAAAACTTTACTATGAGAGTGTATGAGAAGCGTGGTAAGAATGGAGAAGAGTTTGCTATCGGGCAGATCTTCAGGTTTGCTAATGCTGGTATTACGGAAGCTCTTGAAGGACCAGATAACAATGTTGTTGTTAAGATAGATGATAATGCATCTAACTTAAAGGGAAGCCACTTGAATGTCTACTTTCATAAAGATGGCGATTATGTAAGGGCATTAAAGCAAGTCGCACCAACAGTATTTCATAATACTGCTGAAGAGTTTACTGAGGATGATGTAGAATATTGGAAAGGACGTGCAGAAAAGTATTATCTTGACTATGTTAAAGATAGTGCTCATCATACACACTCACCCAATGGTACTACATCTAAAACAGAAACAGTAGAAGAAACTATTCCCTTCTAGGGGATGATCTCCGAGAGCTGCGGGGAAGTTCGACGGCTAAAACCCTACATTACGTTAAAGGTATTGTCAGCAATGGTAATACACCTAAGCATGGGTCTTCCCCTAAGCTATGAAGCTCTCTAGCGACAATAAATTAACACTCTTAATAATTATGTGGATCTTAGATAAGATCATAATGATTATGTTATTAGTACTCTTTAGATAAGGGAGAAAGAATGAAAGAAATAGTTTGTAACAGAGGTTGTGATACTGCAGGATTACATTGGAAATATCCTAATGGCAAGTACAAACTCTTTGATAGAGATGATTTACTTCATGTATGCGAGGATGGCAAGATAAAGCCAGAAGTATACAGAATTAAAGCAACAGAAAGTATTTTAGAAGAAACAGGCATTAAAGAGCCTGCAATGATACCATTACCACATAATGGTGTAACAGAAGTGCAGATTCCTATTCCTAAGCTGATAAAGAAAAAGAACTCAAAGAAATCTTTTACAATAACTACTACTGCTACAGGTATAGCAATGACAGGTGAAGATACCAATACTGCTATCTATATACCTAAAGTTGCAGTCACTGACATGATTAAAGCATTGGTAGATTTTGTATAATGGTTAGAGAATTTGCATTTGGACTTGGAAGAAGACATTATTTTGAAGAATCCAGTAGTATGATTAAATGGACTCCCATGGATAATGATACGTATATGTCTCTATATGAATACAATACTGATGTAAAGACATATTTTGGTAAGCATCAAAAATTAGCTGGGTATGATGGTAAGATATACATACCTGAAGAGTTTATCCTGGATGTGGATGGGGCCAATCCAGAAGATGCTCAATCTAAGACTAGAGGTCTTATCATTCTACTTAGTGATCTAAACATTCCATATAAGATATTCTTTAGTGGTACTGGATTTCACATACACATACCAAGTTCAGCTTTTACATACAAACCGCATAAAGATCTGCATATAAAATTAAAGCAAGTGCTTAAGGAACATGGTATCTTTGAGTATGCAGATCCAGCAGTAACAGATAAGCTCAGATTAATCAGAGTACCTAATACAAGAAATGGTAAGTCCAGATTGTATAAGGTTCAAATCACTAACAATATGCTTGAAGGTGATATATCTGATATAATGGAGTATGCCAAGAAGCCAAGAGAGATGGATGATAAAGATATGGAATGCATGCCTGTATTTAATATCTTAATTGATGACAAGGTAGAAACTGATGATACAATAATTGTCTCTCAGGGTAGGAGTGCCGACCCATCACTTTATCCATGTATTTCTGGTATGTTAGAAGATATACCTATGGGTAAAAGACATATGGTAGCATTAAGGCTAGCAGCATGGTTTAGATGGCTTTATCCTGAAGAAACTGTCAGGACATTGATGGAAGCCTGGCGTAACCAAGTTAGTGGTAATAGTAATGTATTTCCAAAGAAGGAAATGGATAGTATTATTACTAACTGTTATGATGGTCATAATGGTTCTGGTTATAGATATGGTTGTCATGATCCGATAATGGATGACTATTGTAAGAATACATGTAGATTGTACAGGAATAAGAAAAGTCAGGTCATGATGGATGCAGGAGCTATGGAAACCAATCTGATAGAGTTCTATAAATCTGATGTAGCTCCGTTAAATATTGGAGCACTGTATGGACAGGACTTTCCAGTATATC